AAAAACATTGAAGAGATGAAAAAGCAGTTAGACAAGATTGAGAACCGCTTATTTGAAATCCGATGAAAGCTTGGTTTGTAGCTTCGTTATTCCTCTTATCCTTTACATATCAACCAGAAGGCAAGAGCGTAATTGAGTTCAATGCGAAATTCAATACAAAGAACGGCTACAAAGATTTAGGCAAGTTGCAGAATGCAAAACTCTACCGGGTAGACATTGAGGCAAAGCCCCACCTAAAGGATAAGTTCAAGATTAAGAGCGTTCCTACTCTGATTCTATTTAGAGATGGGGAAGAGATGTGGCGCTGGGAGGCGGGCATTGATATGAAGCTTCACACCCACCACCTTGATATCCAAGACGCAATAAATCGTTTCTAATGGCAAAAGTACAGACAGCAACAAGCTACGTTAGCAAAAGCAAAAAGAGAGGCAAGCACTCAAAAAGCTCGTCCTGCAATAAGGCTAGCAAGAATTATACAAAACCATACAAGGGGCAGGGTCGATGAAAATATCTGAAAACTTCACGCTTGAAGAGCTCGTTAAAAGCGACACGGCAAAGAGGCTTGGAATTGAAAATATGCCAACGCCAGAGCAGTTGGAGAATCTTATTGAGTTATGCCACAAGGTCCTACAGCCATTGCGAAATGAGATTGGACCCATTCATATATCAAGCGGACTTCGCGTTCCAGCTCTCAACAAGGCCATTGGAGGAAGCAAAACATCACAGCACTGCGCGATTAATGGGGCGGCAGCAGACATAAGCATAAAGGACAATAAAAAGGCTTTTGATTACATTAAGGACAATCTAATATTTGACCAACTTATATGGGAGTTTGGCAATGAGAAGCAGCCAGACTGGGTGCATGTTAGCTACCACTACGGAAAAAACCGCGGACAGATTCTGCGCGCTGTTAAGAAGAACGGGAAAACAACCTATATCAACTATAAATGAAATGCCTATACATCCCGCTTTTGCTCATCCTTATACTTTCTGGGTGCTCAGCAGAATGGCATCTATCAAAGGCCGTAACGAAAGACCCGTCGATATTAAGCACGAAGACGATGACTGTCATGGACACGGTTGTTATCGAGCCGATTGCTGTCAGGGATACGGTCATCATATCGCAGGTGGACACGGTGGAGATAATAAAGGACAAGTTCCGAGTGAAGATTATGCGGAGCTACGACACCCTTATAATAGATGGAGGCTGTGATGCTGACACCATCATTAGGACTGTAAGCATAGAGGTTCCAGTAGTTGAGTATAGGGAGAATGACGCATTCTTTGATAAGATACATGAGACATCATTCTATATTTTAATTATAGGAATTACGGTTTTGACAATCAGAAGCGCAATCAGAAAACATCTTGGGTAATGAAAGAAACAGCAAAATATTACGCAACCCACCCGGAGGCAAAAAAGAAAAAGGCGGAGTACGACAAGAAGTACGGAAAGAAGACTGTCAAGGACCGTGTATCTAGAAACGCGGCGCGTCGTGCAATGGTAAAGGCCGGAAAAGCAAAGAAGGGCGACGGGAAAGATGTTGACCACTCAAATGGAAACCCTAAGGATAACAGACGCTCCAACCTGTCTGTAATGTCCAGGAGCGCGAACAGAGCCAAGAAGTAATTTATTATCTTTGTTGTTCTAACAAAGAAGAAAGATGGCAAAGATTAGTACATATCCAGTAGTAGCCCCACAGGGCTCTGACATTATTATCGGGACCGACGCTAACGATTCTAACGCTACGAAGAATTTCACGGTATCGTCTGTGCTAGGATTGTACGAAGCTCCCGTTGCCGGATGGCAGCGCTTTGATGATGACGAGTTCACGTCAATGAATAAGCTTGAGTTGTTGGATGGAGTTGTGCAAACACTCCCCAACAATGGTATAACATCATACAGCTACGGGCCTCATGTTTTTTATGACCCATCCACATCAAAGGTTCTTTCAATCAATGAAAATGACACATATAGCATTACTGTCGTTTTCAAGGCAGAAGCGCCAAACGCCAACCAAACGCACTTAGATTTTTTCTTAACCAGCGGTGGCTTGACTCCTTATGAAAGGCTATCTGATTCCATGGTGTTCGCTAAGGGGAATAGCACGGAGCAGAACTTTCACCTTGTTTATCAGTATTATGCAGATGCTGACGCCGTTAATGATGGAATCAGCGTGAAGATTAGCTCTCACGGAGGCACTGCATATGTTTGGGATATTGTTTATTTCATACAGCGAAATCAAATAGCTGTTTAACTTTACTTTAATGGACATTAGAAAAGTATCCGTTGGCGCGGACTACAAGTCTGGCGCTATGCATTATATCGTTGACCAAGAGGTTCTTGGGGGCTCTTATAAGATTCACCTCATCCAGCAGGATAAGGACAGCGGGCACATAAAAATTTGGGTAGAAGCAGAAGATGAAATCTTTCTTTGGAAAGAGTTCAACTCTAATATGCCCGTTTCTATAGAGTATAACATCAATTTCTAAACATCATGAGCAAGAACCTAGACAGCTGGATTTCACAACTTGAAGACGCACCCCAACCTAATGCGTGTAGCATTGACAATCCAGATTGCGAAGGCTGTGGCTCATGAAGTCGCCGCGTTCATTTATTGTTAGGCCGGAAAAGGGGCGCCGATACGACAACATCAAGGACATCGGTGGCATAGAGTTTATTGTAAGCTCTTCGAAAGAAGACCACAAGGTATCAAATAGGTTTGCGGAAGTAGTAGAGACTCCATCTGGATACACGGGCCCAATAAAGAAGGGGGATACGCTTGTTGTTCACCATAATGTATTTAAGTTCTACAACGATATGCGTGGCCGCGAGAGAAGCAGCCACAACTTTGTTAAGGATGATACATTTTTGGTGGCAGATGAGCAGTTCTTTTTATTCAATGATGGCGTCAGATGGAGAACGACAGGGAAGTACTGCTTCATTAAGCCATCCCCGGTCAAGGACTATTATATTACTAAGCCAGGCTCAGAGGAACCTTTGGTTGGGACAATACGATATAGTACATCCATATTAATGGAGCATGGCCTATCTGAGGGGGATGAAGTTGCATTTACTCCGGATAGCGAGTATGAGTTCAATATAGACGGAGAAAAACTCTATAGGGTAAATAGCGATAACATTTGTATCTTGCTATGATGGACGCGAATGAAATCAAATTACAAATCATAAAGGCTGGAGAAAAAGCTGTTAAAGAGCTTATTAAGGTAGCGCAGGAGGACATAATCAAGCCAGACCCAGAAGATGAGCTTGCTGCTGATAGACTAAAAAATGCTGCCGCCACCAAAAAGCTTGCCATTTTTGATGCGTTTGAGATTCTATCGCGCATAGAATCGGAACGCGCGGCACTTGAGTCGCCAGCCGAAGAATCTAAATCAAGAGGTGGCTTTGCAGAACGAAGAGCAAAATAGGCTATACCACATCATATATGATGCGGTGCCAGAGAATGTCTTAAAGAAAAAGAACAAGGCAAAGAGCTGGGCATATGGATATGATGACAAGTACGACATTGTTATTATATCCAAAGACGGGACTATTGGCGACATATACAATATAAGCGGACTGCTTGTCGCGCTTCCGGCCGAGCCAGACAAAATATACGCCAGGGGCAAAAAAGAGCACGAGCAATATTGGCAGCCATTTGATTATCCTCAAGAATTACATAGGATAAAATCCATATTTGCATGGCACGAAAAGTCTTCAGATTTTAAAAATAGATGGGTTGACTATATCGAACAGGAGTTCGATAGAAGGGAGGCTGGTTTTTGGTTTATGAACGAAGGGATTCCATCCTACATAACCGGCTCCCATTATATGTACCTACAGTGGACAAAGATTGACATAGGGCTTCCAGACTTTAGAGAGGCTAATAGAATCTTCTTTATATTTTGGGAAGCATGTAGGGCTGATTCTCGCTCCTTTGGTATGTGCTACCTGAAGATACGTCGTTCTGGATTTTCTTTTATGGGGTCTTCTGAGACTGTGAACATAGCAACAACAGCCAAGGATTCTCGTATAGGCATATTGTCTAAGACGGGTTCTGACGCCAAGAAAATGTTCACCGACAAGGTGGTCCCCATCAACAGCAACCTACCCTTCTTCTTCAAGCCCATCATGGATGGCATGGATAAGCCGAAGACAGAGCTCGCATACCGAGTTCCCGCCTCTAAGATTACAAAGAAGAATATGTCCAATACGGAAACGGATGACGTAGAAGGACTGGACACTACCATCGACTGGAAAAACACAGCAGACAACAGCTATGACGGCGAGAAGCTGCAATTACTGGTGCATGACGAGAGTGGTAAGTGGATGAAGCCAGACAACATCCTAAATAACTGGCGAGTCACCAAGACCTGTTTGCGTTTGGGTTCTAAGATTATTGGGAAGTGCATGATGGGCTCAACGTCTAACGCGCTTGACAAGGGTGGAGATAACTTCAAGAAACTATACTACGACTCTGACGCAACAAAGCGTGGAGCTAATGGCCAGACAAAGAGCGGACTATACTCTCTATTTATTCCGATGGAGTGGAACTTTGAAGGATACATAGACAAGCATGGGATGCCAGTGCTCACAACTCCAGAGTCGCCAGTCACCGGCATAGATGGGTTACAAATTAAGATTGGAGCAATTGACTACTGGAACAATGAAGTGTCATCGTTAAAGTCTGACTCTGATGCTCTTAATGAATTCTATAGACAGTTCCCGCGAACAGAATCTCACGCCTTTAGGGACGAGAGCAAGGCGTCTATCTTCAACCTAACCAAGATATATCAGCAGATTGATTATAACGATAGCATCATCACGGAGCACTTTATAACAAGAGGCTCATTCCATTGGATGAACGGAGAGAAGGACACAAAAGTTGTCTGGACACCAGATAAGAACGGAAGATTCAAGGTGACGTGGCTACCTCCAAGACATCTGCAAAATAATTTCGTGACAAGAAACGGAACCAAATACCCTGGAAATGAGCACATTGGCTCTTTTGGCTGTGACTCATATGACATATCTGGAGTTGTAGGCGGAGGGGGCTCTAATGGGGCGCTGCATGGAATGACTAAATTTCATATGGACGAAGCTCCAACCAATCACTTTTTCTTAGAGTATGTAGCCAGACCACAGACCGCAGAAATATTTTTTGAAGATGTACTGATGGCCTGCGTTTTCTATGGCATG